AGGGCTTTCGTTATTCCCAATGAGACCACGACCCCCTTTTGATTAAAAAAAGCATGAAATAACCCCATCAATATGATGAGGTTATTTTTTATATTATTTATTTGTTTATTTTGGAATACCATATACACCGATAGCGCTACTCGCGTCAAGACTTGGGTGTGTGCTAATAAAAGTGTGCTCCATACTGCTAGTATTAATTAAGATATGCGTATCATCAGTAACACTAATTTTTATTGAAGTTGTTTTCACGGACTGTGTACCATTAATTAAAGTCTGCTGACAAGCTGTGTATAATTTTTTATCAATTCTATACGCAAATATTGGAGATACACCCTCTGTTGTTTCAATATAGAAGAATCTGTAGTTACTCAAACTATCATTTAGTGTAATACTCTGGTTTTTAATGCTACCTGTCCACAACGTCACATCTTTATTGATGTTATCAACTTTTGAATTTGCGTTATTGGCTCTTAAAAGTGCGCTATTAGCTGTCTGCTGTGCGCTGTCAGCTTTGTTACTTGCCGACGTTGCTGTTTCCTGCGCTGTTTTTACACTCTCTTTCAAACCTGTAACATCTGTCTGTAATGTTGTAATAGCGCTTGTATGCGACTGCACAGTTTTTTCAATTTCTCCTACTCTAGCAAGTGCGCTACCTGCATTTTGTGAAGCTGTGGTTGCTTTATCTTCTGCCCCATGAATTCCTGCATCAATTTTACTCATGTCGGAGTTGTAATCTCCTAAATACGTTGGTTTGTCAGTTCCAATGTACTGGCTTAAATCATAGTAATTTGTTTTGTTTGTTGAACTCATAGTTTAAAATCCTCCTTTAATTTATAATTTTAACGCTGTTTTTGCGTTACTGTCAAATGTGTAAGCGCTTAAAGCTTTAGATTGGAATGCTGTTACCGTCAATAATAAAGCGTCAAACTCGCTAGCTGTAATTGGGTTATTAAAATGCAACTCTGCAAGCTTGTAAATCACATCTTGATAAAAAACATACTCACCTGTAAATGGGTCATGCATATATAAGTTGCTATCTACTCTGAATCTTTTTGCACCGTACAAGTCAAACTCTGTACAGTTAATTGATAACCCGTCAAATTCTGTACAACTTAAGCCCAAAGAATCAAACTCGTTGCATGTCAAAGCATAATAGCGTAGATTGTCATACATATCTGCTAGCGCTTGGTTCAAACTTGTACGATATCCCCTAACAGGGTTAAGCACTTCCATATTATTTGGTACATAATCATTGATATAATCATAGAGTTTTTTAACTTCTGTGTCAATATGCGCTCTTGTCTCAGCGTTTAGGTCATAAATCAGAATGTTTAACGCACTGATTTTATCAAGTAAATTTGTCTGTACTTTATTGATTTTTTCGTCAAGCTCATTATCCCTAGTGTCCATATCATGACGGATATTTGCTTCCACTTCCGTGATATGGTTGTAGATATCACGGTTAAGTCCGTCAATATACGTTTTCAACTCTGAAACTTTTTCGTCAGTGTACTGTTTGTACGCGTCAGTAAATCCGTTGATAGCGTCTATACACTCATTGACTTTATATCCGATATAACACAAGCATTCATAATAACTTTGCTTATTACTGTACACGCTAGGAACGTCACAGCAAAGTAAAGGAACTAAAGGCTTTAATTCATTTGCCATACATCTCACCACCTTTTTTACCAAACTTTCATGAATAAATCGCGACAAGCTTCTACAAGTTCTCGATTAATGTTCTGAATTTGTTCGCGATATTCTGCTATTGCTTCGCTTGTTGATTTTCCTCTCAATCCTATCTCTTTTGTGTCTCTGTCTCTTTTGCTGTCTTTGTTGTCGTTTCCTGCATGGTTATTGTTTGCCGTTGTTGTAGTGTTATTGATGGTTTCTCCTCTGCTCATAGCACTTGCATAATCTTGTGTTGCTACGGTAACTTGTGGGTTATCACTATCAATATTTTGGTAATTTTGGTTGTTTTTTACTTCGCTTTGTCCTGCATCTGTTGAGTTAGTCGTTGTTTTTTCGTTTCCTTTTTCTGCTTCTGTGATTGTTATATTGACATTTGTAAAAGGGTTATCGTTTTGAATTGCTTTATACAATTTTGTATAATATGGCGTCAATTCATGCATTTTTGCCATAAAAGCTGTTTTCCACATTCCTAGAGTTTCAAAGCCTATATAATTATTCCAATACCTAAGTAAAAAGTATGTTTTAAAAGTATACAGGTCTTTTCTATCCTCTGAGTAAAAAGGAAAATCAAAGTCAAAAAATTTTCCCTGTGTTTTGTCAATGATTCTTTGTATGGATAAGTCCATGCTCCATAGTTCTTGGGTCGGGATAAAGCTTTCACAAATATCTTTGATTGTTGTAGTGTATTTACTCAATCTCGTCACCCTCTTTCCCTTTTTGCATATACTTATCGGGTATATATCCATTAATCATGGTAGGAAGCTCACTGTTAAAGTCAACTGTCACATTTAGTCCCCATAGTTCATTGATAGCGTTTGCGCATCTTCTTCTTAATGTCAGTCCTACATTTCTATTAGCTTCAATCTGACCGTTGTTTCCTGCCGTTTCACCTGTAACAAGGCGTTCGCCTTTTTCTACTGGGTTACTTTCATAACCTAAAGATGTCAATACTTGTGACCATAAATCTCTTAATTCTTGTTCGCATTTATCTACGATATAAGGAGCGCCCACATCCAGAGCTTTAATATCTTTCAAGTTTAATGAATCGGAAACTTTTAGAACAGGTAAATAATTATCGTACATTTCTCCCAGTATTTCAAAGCTCATTTTTTCGTTGTCAGAAGAAGAAAGAGCAACAGGCGTACGCTGTGCATACATATTAATATCCTTTGTTTTCCAAGTATTCGCCATTGCATCTGCATACATTAACGCCTTATAGTAATACGGCATAGTCGAATAATTATTCCATAAGATACAACTGTTTTCTTTGCCATATTCTTCGATATATCCGTTTGCAGTATAAGCTATTCTGTCTTGAGGAATATTATAAATATCTGGTAGACCAGATAATGAAACATTCATAAAAGCATACCCTGCAACATCGTCTTTGATGAATACACCCAAACCACGCCAAAATAATGTTTGTTCAATGTACATTGGTAAAACTTCTTTAGGTAGATTATGCCATTGATACCTGTTTACAAATATATCGAAAATATCATAAAAAAAGATAGATTTTATTGTTTCAAAATCACTGTTTTTCTTTTTATTGACATTTCGTTCAAAAATTCGTAACGGATTTCTCACTTATATACACCTCCTTTAGTTATTTGATAGACCGTAGTTCCCTATATCATCAGTATGCCACAAAGTCACTCCGTTGTCGAATATATTTCGCAATTTCTTTAACTGGTCTAAATCAATGTCACCCGTAAAACCGCAATGTGAGGTTTTTACATAATTCCAATACGCTCTTGAACGTAAATAAGGTGTTGTGATTTTGTTGATTGGATATCCAAATTGCTCGAAAAAACTATCTGCCATTTCTGCAAATTGTCTTTTGCATGACATTTCATAGAAATCAACACCACACTCTTTGATTCCTGTCAACACGTTTTCTGACAATGCTTTTCCATGCGTCACTCCTGCATTTCTCGCTCTGTCTGTTTGATTTGCTAACATTCCAAGAGCGTCCCAAAAAGCGTTTGTTGTTTTACCTAGTCCGTTAAGACCTCCTTGTAAGCTTCCTCCTGCTAATCCTGCTATCGCTGTTCCTGTTCCTATGGTAGCGTCGACAGCTGTGTGAACTTGAGATAAGGCTATAGAGCTTTTGTTCTGTGCTAACCATGCCCGATAAGTGTCAGAGGAAAAGGAACACATCGGAAATGAAGAGTTAATAAGAGCTTCATTCATCAAACCGTGTTCTAAAGCTTCTCTTGTTTTATAATTTTTAGGAGCTGTTAGAACTTGTGGAAGTGTTGCGATTGTTCCGTAGCTGTCGAACTCAATAGAGTTATCGCGATTATAGCTGTACTCGTATCTATAAATATGTGTATTTCCCTGATTGTTGTCAGCTAGACAGAATAACCACGGATAAGAATACAACTTTTTGTTTTTTGGTTTATAACCCTCAAAAGCATTGTCAGAAATTTGCATACTTGTAATTTTAGGCTTTATTTCTTTCCCTCCTAAAGCAAGTGTACATAATTTAGGGGACATAAACAGACCGATAACTGCATCTTGTGCGCCTTGGTTGTTGTAATCTTCCAATAATGTGTTGATTCCTTTCAGACCATCTTCTGTGGTCACATCATAATGTCCAATACTGCCCCAGCAATATACACCATTTTCCACACGTCCCTCGAACCAACTTTGTTCCGTTGACCCTCTTGTGACAAAAGCACAACAATCTGTCGGTGTTAAATCCAATTTTTTATGTCGTGAAACAATCGTTTCACCTGTCTCTAAATTTACAGGAATTAAATTTGCTCCGATAGAGTCAGCACTTCGTGGTATATGATGATATTCTACAAAGCAAGGCTTGATATTTGCACTATAAAAATTATTTTGAAAAACATCAAGCGAAAAGTTGATTCTAGTTGTTTTTTCTGATAGCCATTCGATGGAGTCAATAAAGCAAAAAACCCATTCACTTGAAAGACCTGTGTTTTGAAATGCTAAATAATTTAACTCTAAACATTCCATTTCGGTATAAGGAATTTTTACATCCAAATTTCCTACACGAATAGGCGCTAAATGCGATAAATCAACCCCATTAAAGTTGACTCTCCATTTTTCAAGGTGTTCTAGCAAGTCTGCTTTTGAGTTGTATAGTCTGACATGCTCGTATTCGTCAGACCATGGTACACCACTATACAATCTTAATTTTGTTTCGGGGTTGCGTGGTGCAACCCCTCCTTGAACTGGTAAATTTATCATGCAATTATGACCTCCCTATCGTGGATAGTTATTAATTCTTTACCATTTATTAGCTTAATAAGTATTTTAGTTTTAATAGTTTGTTTCTTATCACAAGGTTTAAATAATACACCATTTAAACGGTTATCTAAATAGTAATATGATGTATCTCTATCCCAACGTAAATTTGAGCCGTCATTGTTGTATATATCGGTAAAGTACAAATCTTTAATTAAATCGTTTGGGATAAACACTTTTGTATTATTATCAATTCCAATCTTATTCTTATTATATTTATTTGATATTAATGTAATAGATGTAACATAGTCATAATAATCTATAGATTTAATGCTATTAATCACATCTGTTTGGTAAAATTTACAGTTTTTGTGATAGTCTCGTCTGGTCTGTAAATTGCTTTTAAGACAATCGTTCCCGTCTCGTCCGCTCCTGTGTGAAGTAAATGTGTCCCCGGGATAACGTAAGTCTTTGCTGAGGTTGCACCGCTGTCAACTTCAAGAGTCACCAAATTCTGATGATATGTGCCTGCACCACCTGTCACAGTTACTTCTACTTCCTGTGTCTGCCCTGCTGTGTAAGTTCCTGCATTGACGCCTAAAGTTGGTTTTTCAACGACAGCATCCGTTGTAAATACACGAATCGGGTAGAACGGGCTCGCGCTCACCATTTCCACCTGTGTATAGAAATAATTCCATGATAACACATTTGCCAATCTCTGGTCAGTCATTTCTTTGAACTGGTCGCGCACATTGAAGAATCGCACGTCGCAAAGAACACCCTGTATTGCACTATTCGCGAATTTATCTACAATCACTGTCTGAACTGCTACGTCTGCCTTATCCATATGGAACGCATACGCTAAAGCATCAACACTAATCTGTGCATTGACTTCCGGTGTTGTTATCCAAATTAGATTTGACGGCATTGCATGAGAAGTTGCTCCGGCTGGATTGTTTTCCGGCAATGGGAAGCCAAACTCTCCAACTGCTCTTTTGACCTCAATCAATAACTTTTTCGCTGATGCTTCATCTACAATCGCGTCAACAGTCACTGCCGGAAGCACCTCTTTTTCATACCCGACATTAATCAAATCACGCATAGCAAGGTATTCGTCCCAGTTCGCTCCTGTGATAGCGCTCTCCATTTTTGCCATAATCATGTCGCGGATTCCATACTCGCTTGTGAATGCTTTTCTCAAGTTGTCATAAGTCACTGTGACAGGGTACTGGATTTCAAGATTTACATTATGAAATACGCTCATAATATAGGACTGGTATTGCTGAAAAGCAAATTTAAAATCTGCCTGTGAATCATAGACACGTCCTTTACACATATTCACGTATGTTTCCTCGTGTGTTTCACCGTAGCGCATCGGCTCTTTCTTGAATCGTGCTAACGGGTTTCTCCACGCGATACTATCTACCGTCTGCATACCGATACGGTTAATCAATGACGGTACAATTTCATTTCTGACAGGTGCATAATTTAAAATGTTGTCATACACTGCCTGTAAATTGTCTGATACCTCTGTTGGTAAATGATTCTGAACCTCAAAAGAAAGTTCCTGTGTAACCGCTTTTAATATATTCGCGTTTGTTGCTTCTGCCATTTTTATACCTCCTTATTCTGTCTTACCGTCAAAGTCTAAATCTTCAACGGTGATTTTTTCTTCTTTTTCATCTTTCTTTTCTTCTCTGTCTGTGTTAGTAGCTGACTCTTTCATGCGGTCTTTAAAGCGTTTTTTGTACTCAGCTTCGAGTTTGATATATTTATCTTTCCATTCGCTGTCGGCTTCACCGCTTCTTTCTTCGGCGAATGTCTGTAGAACTTCAATCGCGTCTCCATGTTCTTCCACGTCAGCGACCGCGTCAATTAATTCGTTTAAAGCTTCATTAAAATCCATGTAAATATCCTCCTTTTTATTTATTACCCTTTTACAGTTTTAATTATATCACCACGGAAAGAAAAAGTAAAGAGGCATTTTTTTCTTTTTTCCATGTGGGTGTACTGGGTATGGCGATAATGTCTGTAAATACGCATACCATTTTAACGCGTTCTTTTTTCTTTCCTCTTCTTTTTCAACTCCTGCACGCTCAAAATTTTTTAAAAATACAGACGCGAGATAATTGGGTTCTTTTGTGGACTTTCGAAACTCTTCCCATGATATCGGATATTTCGCTGTCTCAATCCACTGTCCACTACGTACTGTTTCTTCATCAAGCCAAACACATTGGTAGTAACCGTCTGTAATATCATACCCGTGAGCGTTCGCCCAATCTGTATAGACTGTAGCTGGTGTCCACTGTACAAGACCATAGCCACCATTATAGTTCCCCTCTTTTAAGGACTGCCATAATTCAGGGTTGATATTAGATTCTATCTCCATATTCCCCAACATTCCTGCAATGGCGTTCAAAGTGAAATCTTTGAAAAACATGGTACTATAGAAAACATAAGCATTGTTTTTCATCTCATCTTCTGTAAGATAACGGTTTCCATGAATCCATTCAAGGGGCATTCCTGCACTGTCGCCATAACGATATATCTTTGTCCATGCGGACGGTTTGGAAACATATGTATTAATGCTGACCTGCTCGGGTAATGGATAACGCCCACTGTGCGCTCCCATAGTGACACCGCCACCCCCAACACCGTTCCCACTATACACCATTTCTGTATGACCACTACGCCATACAATGTCCCCTGCCTGCCAAGCCTCATTGATACTAATCTCTTTAAATCCTGCCTGTAATAGATATCCCTCCTCTGTTCTTGTGGTGAACCATGGATTCACTGAAAAGAACCCACCTTCTGTAAGTGCTTTTGAAATAAAAGAGCTACAGTCATAATAAGTAATACCGTTCACGGTCTGCCCTCTTCGGTATTGCTGAGAATATCCAATATTAGGGGCATTGCACGCATTGACCGCCCACTGATAGGCTACATTAATATTTGGCATTTACTACCCTCCTTAAAATGTTTCACGTGAAACATTTTGTTCCACGTGAATAAAAATTAAACCATATATAACATATCTTTCGCGTAAACGAATTCAGTTCCACAAGCACGTGCCAGTCCTCCGCCAAATGTTCCGGGACATTCAACACCGTTCGGGTCTTTTCCCTGTAATAAACATAAGATTTCAAGAGCTGTGACAAGATACTGTGTTTCACCGCGTTTCACATAATGCTTACCCGCTTTTTTTCTTGTCTTTTTACCAACTAATCCGTCCTCACCAATGAATGGTTTGCCGTAATCAGCATTCATTGCTCTCTGCACTACACGAACCGCCATTCTTTTAGTGTTTATTCCAACAATACCGTCAACAGCGATTTGAACGCCCGTAAAATTAATTGCGTGCTGTTGCCCTAAAGCAATCAATTCATTTCTTGGGTTTGAGTGACTAGTAGACGGAGGTGGTGTAGTAGGTGTAGCACTTGAAGCTCCATAGTCTTTGTAAACGTGGTTCACATCACATCTTCCATTAATACCATCAACAGACCCGTTACTGGTATACTGCCAAATGTCAACATTGTCTACGCCTAACACATTCGAGTATCTAGCTATCCACAAATCATATCCCCATGTTTCACCGATATAACTCTCAAACCATGATTTACTAGCGTAGATTCCTGCTTTATATCCATGTGTTAGCATTGCATCACAAAAGCGCTTTGCGTTGTGCTTTGCTACTCTTTGTGTCCCTTTTTCTTCGCTGTCAAAAAAGACAGGTAGATTAGGTGTGTGTCCTTGTAACAATCTAAGACAATGATTGATTTCACCCTCGATTCTAGCTGTGGTTTTTGCGTAGGAATAAAAATATACTCCATATGGAATACCCAACCGTTCACATTCACTGACGTTTCGACTCCATTGTTTATCGTCTTGCGATGCCATGTCTTGCCCGTATCCGCATCGAATAATTACATAATCGACAGCGTTTTTTAATCTCTCAAAATCAATGACACCGTTATGATATGAGATATCTACAGCCTTTTTACTCATGTTTCATGTCCTCCTTACTATCAAAAATATCACAGATACGTTGTAGTGCTAACGTATTATTATTTAGCGCATTTGTAATATCTGTCATTTCTTCCTTGTGTTCTTCCGTCATCTTTTCAATTTTTTGGTCATTTTTATCCTCCCTGTACTTGACATACCACATGGACGCACACGCAACCACGGTCGGAAGTCCTAAACTATTAATTAATGTGATAACTTCATTTGCCATGATATCACCTCCTTTTTTCTATCATAACACAAAAGGACTTATTTGTAAATAAAAATGTTTCACGTGAAACATTGTCCACGTGAAACATTTTGTGTACGTAACAAAATAATCGAATCAAAGGGAACGCAAAACCAAAAATTGATATCAGACTGCTTGTCTATGTGCGTGTATATCAATTACAATGTTCGTATTATTTTGGGTACGATATTATGATATCATATATTATTTAAAATGTCAATGTTTCACGTGAAACATTAAAAAGATATGACATCAAATATCATGTTCTTACATTCCAAATTTTCAAACAAAAGTAAACCTCTGTTAAAGTATTCCCGTAACATCGTAACGATATAATGGGTCGAGTTGACACGAATAGCAGTATTGTCTATAACATCGGTTTTTGTAAAACATATTCGTGTAGGGAAACTATCATCTGCACCTGTTGACACGTATAGACACACATCGTATTTTCTTACATTATATAGATTATCATTGTACTTAATTGTACAAATATAACGTGACTGCCCACTTGGTTTACCAATCAGACATTCATTGTCATTTAGATATTTATTCTCGCTCGCATACTCATTATAGTCAGCACCCCGAAAAGCTCTTGCAATAGCGCTTTCCTTATACGCTGTTGAAGCGCTTTCATTATAAGTTCGCTCAAATACCCAACCGTCTCCTCGTAAAAATTTGGTATCTCTCTTTAACATTTTATTGATACCAAACACGCTATAGTAAGGGTTTAACAAAGAGACTGTATTCGATGCCATATATAGCATAACTCTCCTATGCTGTTTACCATGTCCCGAACTGATAGTTGTAAGCAACGACAGTAATTTATTTACCTCGTTTGGTAAATATATATTATCTTCGTCTTGATATTCATCAAAAAATACAGAACGGATATTGACGAATAACCCACGCATTTTTTTATACTTTCTTGCGACAGATAACGATAGGCAATATCCACACGGCTCTTCATTTAGAAATAATTGAACAAGTGAGCCGTTCATTAAACTCTTTTCAGTCATGACATACCCGTCAAATTTTTCAGATATATCGCCAAAATATGTATCGGCACAATTCTTCATATCAACTACATTTCTATATAAATAGATAAATTGGTTTTCTGGTCTGTATTTATCCTTTAAAAAGTCAGATACTTGTCTACACTTGATAGAATAACTTTTACCTGCCGTTCTATTGCCATCAACTATATAAATATCGGGGATATTCCCGTTTTTATCCTTTAAAGTTAGTAATCTATCACAATGATAATAGCCATCATTTTTCATTTTAACACCCCCCTAATGTTTCACGTGAAACATTTTTTATTTAAAAAAGAGGGGGTAGCATATTGCCACCCCATTAATAAGAAGAGAAATAGAACTGTTTCTCACGTCGTTATATTATAAATTTGACACATCCAAGGTACAATTTATATAATCGCGCCCTGCTTTTGTCTTTCCGCTAATTTTAATAATAGAAAATTTTTCACCGTCCATCACGCTTTCAATGTCTTTCAAAGACTGCCTAAATGTTGCAGACTGTCCAGAATATACTTTCTTATCGGGTGTGATAATGCTCACAATCTCCTGTATATCTCCATTATCTTTAATATCATTAAAGATAATATAACCGTCTACAGGAATAGACTCGCCATCTTCAATATTTTTTAATGGTTCAATGTCGGGTGCTGTGGTCATAAGATATTTTTCCACCTTTGTGAACTCTCTACTCATTTCCTTAATTTCTACCATGTTAATTTCCTCCTATTTTTTCCTTTTAATCTTCCTTTTTCATTTCCTGCAACTCTGCTTCAGTAACAATTTTTTCACTCTTAACATCTGAGTTGAGTAAGAACTGCTCATCAGTCATAACACGTTTTTCCAGTTTAAATTTAATATCTAAAATGCAAACAATGTCACCTTTGTACTGCTTTTCAATCAAGATTTCTGCTTTTTCTCTTGTCTTACAATTTGCTAGTTTTTCGTCAAAGCAATCTTTCTTGATTTCTCCCGTCTCCTTGTCTTTGTAGATTCTTTCAACGGATACCTCCGCTGTTACTAATGTCCTTGTAAACATCTTTTTTCCTCCTTTTTTCTGCTTTCTTTGAGTGTGAATTGCAATGTAATATGTTTTATTTATTACACTATTATAATAACATAACAACTAAATATAGTCAAGTATTATATCATAATTTTTTTATCTTTTTGTTTGTGTATATTGAAATCTTTATTTCTTAATACAATACCACCTTTTACTCGTTCCGCTTTTAAGTTACATGATTTCATCTCAAGTCCCTGTGAAAGTTCTGATATGTCTCTACCCTCTTCGACAAATTTTCTTTTAGCTTGACTACTCATGCCACATGCTTTTATATCTAGATAGGGTTTCTTAACGGGTTCTCTATCTTTTTCAATAATATGCTCAGCATACGTTTTTTGCCTTTCATAATAGGCAAAATCAAAAGTCGCCTCGCAACCCCAACAACAAAAATCTGTAGGATGTTCAACTACCATTTTCGCATCTTCCAATCCTAATAAATGAATAGAATCAGTGTCAGCATAACAAAATCTATCATAATTTGCTATAGCGTGGCGTATTGTAAAGTTCATAGCATATGAAGTAATAGCACTACCAATAGGGATATACCCTACTTTCTTTTCATGCTCCTCATGTAAGATAAAACTGATAATACCGTCCTTACTAAGATATGGCTCTTTATATGAGGAGTTATCCGACATAGCAAATTTACCGTAAAGATTATTTAAAAAGAGTTTCGCTTTTTGTCTTTTAAAACCTTTTGAAGTTCTTTTTTCTTCACCATACTTATCTATGTATTCATCAAAAAAACCTGTACTTGCATAAAACCACACATAATCATATACAGCTAAATCATATATTTCATACGTTTCATTAAATAATTCCCAATCAGTACAAGTCATGGTTAGCGTAACATTAGTATCATGCATTTGACCGTCAATATCACGATAATATCTATAGTATTCACCTTTATATCTAACATCAGATGTATATAAATTTTCGTTTGCTTTATACAAGGCACTATGTCTAATGTGAACCCAAGGAAAAAATCCTGCTTTTAATCGAAAACGGCAATTGAATCGTATAAAAAAGTATTTATTAGTAGAACTAATAAGTTCTTCTGGCGGTGTACCTCTGTGATATTCACCGTGACCGAATGGATATATATTTCCAGAAACACTATGCATCATAGATGGATATAGAGAATTTACATCATATACCAACCCTGCACCAACGGGCATATGCGCGTACCTCGGATTGACATAGCACCACCCTCCGTGATAGGAATTATGAATATAATCCCACTGATTCCATGTTCCTGTAATAGATTTATCGAGATAATCATCTCGAATATCAGGAAATAACTTCTCATATTGTTTACCGTCATAAAATCCTTTAAATTCTGATAAACAACATGAACCAATAGTCAATTTATCGTGTTTTTCATTAAACATCATTTCAAGAGCCTCTTTTAACACTAACACATCATTTTCAATATACTTTTTCTCATTATCTGATATATCACAATAGGCATATCTTTCACCCTCATATTTCATCTCTAATTTTTGATGTTTTGTTTTAAAAGATTCTCCTATATCTTTCAATGATGAGGGCATAAGCTTCAAAGAGTTCCGAATCTCCAAAAAAGTCTTATTCCATTTTAATTTTAACCAATACCACGCTCCCATATCAGAGATGCAAGTCTGAAACTCTTTTGACCTCATTTCTTTATCTTTACAGTGAACCCATTGCCAACCCTCTTTTAATAGAAAGTCAACTATAAAAGAACCGTCAAAAGCTAGGTTATGAAAGTACAATATATTATTTCCTTTCATTGTTAGAAATCTATTTAAAAAATCTCTTATAGAGTGTGTTATTGTTACGGTTTCGGATTCATCATATAAAGCCACGTCAGCACCCGACCAGACCTCTGCACTGTCTTGTTTTTTACCTTTTTCCCGTTCTACCTTTTCACCCCAAACAGTTGTTTCAAAATCGCACGCCCAAAAAGTAATATTCTTTTCACGTGGCATTACACTCACCACCTTTTTTATTCTTCTTCAATAACAATATCTTGCTCTTGTAAAAATTCTTGAAAATCTTCTGTGGTATTAAGAACACCCATTCTACGTAAAATATTCCAAAAGACAGCATCAACCGTGGCTTTATCCATGTACGGTTCTGTTGGAAATGCTTCGGGCTCTTTAGAATATGTATACGCAAATAACGCTCTTTCTTTATCTGATGCATTATATAATAAAGCGTCTGTTTTTTCACGTAAATAATCAGCTGTTTTTGGTGCGAAACTTTCTAAAGAATCATACCACGAATCAATAATAGCTTCATAATCTAATACAGGTGTTGCTATATTTACCCTAATACCTCTCTTTTGTAAGGCTTTTAATTCCTTTAATCCATATTCATGGATTCTTGCGTACTCCTGTTGTTGTGGTGTTAATTTTATGAAAACTCTATTAATTTCAAGAGCGTGTTTACGTCCGTACTCTTTAGAACTTATTAACTCACCTGTAATCATATTTACAACAGATGCTTTATCACGTATTTCTTTAGCTCTCTGTTTTTTCAGTCTTTCAATAGACGCTTGAGTAGGTTTTTTCACTCGCTTAATTCTATCTACCTGTACACCTTGTTTTTGCTGATTTCTAACACGTGCTAAATACTTATTATATTCTTTATTGTATTGCTGTTGCAAAATAGAGGCTTTTACGCGTTTCTTTTTTATTTTCTTATTTGACATGCTTAACTATCCTCTTTTTCAACTTTTCTTAATAATAAACCATGTGGAACACGAGTATATTCAATATAATCTCCTGCATGAATGTCTAAATCTTTTACTGCTTCTTTCGGGAGCATGACACGGGCGGTATAACCGCCTGTGCCACCTTTTGTAAACATTACTTTATAGCGCAATAATTGATTTGTTAATTTTGCCATAATTTTCCTCCTTATAAAATATTAAATACTTTCCATGTGAAATCTGAAAAGTGCTCTGCTATGAATGATACAGAAGATAAGAAAAGATATAGTAAAAATGTTGCCATAATTATAACTGATAAGATTCCCAAAAAAGATGATATTTTTTCTAATTTGGTAAATGACTCTTTTTCTTCTGTAGTTGTATGCCTTGCTATCCATTCTGTAGGAGTTTCATGCAATGTTTCACGTGAAACATTATCTGAATCGATTTTATGATTTTGAAATGTCTCTATATAGTCTTTATTTCCCTTAGTATCAATGGTATAGGCTTCTCCATCAAAACCCACATAAATGTTTTTATTAGTATACAAATTTTCTACCCAGTAGGGTTCGTCTACAAATAAGGCTATGTAGTTGTTTAGTGAGTTTTCAGTGTGAAAGTCGTGTATTTCTACACCAAAATCTGTGATATTATGTAATCTGTATTTAATCATTTTTACCTCTCCTTAAAAATCTTGAATAATATCTTGTTCCCCATATATTGTCTATAGAATTTAAAATAACCTCATATTTACTATAGTCTACGTCATTAATTTGTTGACATAATGTTGCTACTCTGCCCCATTGAATATGAAAACTATCTCTAGCATTATCATATAAACCCCCTAACACATCTTTAAAAAATTCAATTAATTCTACACTAATACTTGTACTAAATATATATAATTCATCTTTAATATAAAAACAATAACAAGTATTATCTATTGAAACCGTAACAATAGAATCTTTAGTGCTATACCTCTGCACTATTGTTAATAAGGTTTCGTCTGTGCATAACGCCTCACTTCTAACTATGTGCCCTGTATTAGAATTAATTACAACGACTTTAACTCTATTAATTTCTTCGTTCATTTTTATACCTCCTTTTTAACATAAATCATCTATACTATTATTAACAAACTCTAATTTCTCACATACAAATTTCTTACAATATAATCTACCATCACTTGTTACAATAAAAATATCACTAATATGTGTAGACGCATCTTCGATAAAATATACAATCACGTCAAATAATTTATCGTCTAATGATAATGTTGTGTGCAATGTCTCATTTGCTTTATCTTTTAAATAATCAATAAAACCATCAACAGTGCTAGACTTCATAATATCACAAAGTTCCTTACCAAAGCTATCCCATATTTTTTCGTCATATTTAATCTTCATTTTTATTCCTCCTTTTCATAGTATCTTTTTTCCCAACAAGCATATAATTCACGTAGTCTGTTTTCTTCATTATCTCGCTCTATATCTGTAAAGTCTGATAACTCTAAATAGGCTGATATCCTACCCATTTGCATTATGAAAGCTACTAAAGCTTTATCATACTTCCCTAACTCAATGTCTTGTTTAAATGTGTCATAAAATAATTGATACTTTTCATTCATTATTTTTTCCCTCCTTATATTTACTAGGTTTCCTTGTTTCTATAATTATAATACCACACGCCTGTTCGTTTGTCAAGTATTTTTTCGTGCTTTTTTAATCAAAAGGGGGTCGTGGTCTCATTGGGAATAACGAAAGCCCT